ATGGAGGAAAAGGGCTTGGAGGATTTCTTGGAGGAATACTTGGAGGATTATTTGCAGATGGTGGAAGGCCACCTGTTGGAAAAGCTTCTATTGTAGGGGAAAGAGGCCCAGAATTATTTGTCCCCTCTACTGCAGGTACAATAATTCCAAATAATAAATTAGGAGGTGGAGACAGTATTACTAATATTGTTAATGTGTCAGTAGATGCCTCTGGTAGCTCAGTTGAAGGTGATGACGCGACATCACAACAGCTTGGTCAAACTATAGCTCTTGTCGTCCAAGAGACACTTGTTAAAGAAAAACGAAACGGAGGTTTATTAGCATAATGGCAACTTTCCCATCAATTAAACCAGCGTACGGAGAAACACAAACACTTGAGCAAGACAATATTGTTGTAAAACTGGGCGATGGATATGAACAAAGATTGGTCAGAGGTTTAGCAGCTAATAAACGCTATCACGTTGTAAGTTTAGTTTTTAACATTACACAAGCTGATGCAAATACAATAAATACTTTTCTCAATGCACGTTTTGATGATCAGGATGCTTTTCAGTACACAATAGGAGGAGAATCATCTGCAAGAAATTTTATTTGCACTCGTAGATCAAGTTCAATTCCTGTAAATGAAAGAGTAACAATGAATTTAACTTTTAAAGAAGTATTTGAACCCTGATGGCAATACCACATTCTGAATTACAAAAAATTAATCCAAATTCAATAATCGAACTTTTTGAACTGGAGCTTGTAGAGGGTTTGCATTATGCGACAGGAAATCCATCTAATGTTCCTACCATTTACAGATTTCATTCTGGAACTAATATTGATAGTTATGCCAATATTGTTTGGCAGTCAAATACTTATGAAAGATTCCCAGTTGTTGCCTCTGGTTATGAATATGCTGGCAAAGGACAAATTCCTCGACCACAAATAATAATGAGTAATCTTGGAGGTATTACAAGATTAGGGTCAGTTATAAGAGTAACAGACTTGCTTGTTTCAGTAAATTTAGTAACTCCACATAATGACTTGTTAGATGCAAAACTTACAAGAAGAACTTTAACTGCTGATGCTTTAGATGCTTCTAATTTTAGTGGTGGCACTAATCCCTTTGGTACACCAAGTTCAAATGAATTTCCAAAAGAAATACATTTTATAGACAGAAAAATACAAGAAAGCAGGGATGCTGTACAGTTTGAGTTAGTTAATAGACTTGATATGCAAAATAAAAGAGTCCCTGCAAGACAAGTAACAAGAAAAGATTTTGAAGGTGTAGGAACTTTTGTAAATTAATGAATGAATATTGTAAAAGACAAGCCATAGCTCATGCTAAAGAAGAGCAACCTAATGAATCTTGTGGTTTATTTTTGAAAACAGAAAAAGGTTTTGAATATTTTAGATGTGAAAATGTTGCTCATGAATTTGAAACAAATACTTTTGTTATAAATCCTTTTGATTATGCCGATGGAGAAGATAAAGGAGAAGTTATTGGAATAGTTCATAGTCATCCAAATAACATTTTGCAATTTTCAGAACCAGATATATCTAGTTGTGATGCGATTCAAGTACCTTTTTATTTAGTTTGCCCAGACTTAGATAAAATGATTGTAATTACACCTAAAGATAATGCTTAAAAAAATAAAAATTTACGGTGTTTTAAGAAAATATACAGGTCAATCTGAATTTATGGCTGATGTAACTTCACCACATCAAGCTTTTAGTTTTTTATTTTGTAACTTCAAGGGTCTTGAGGAGAAGATGGCAAAACAAATGTATTGTGTTCAAGTTGGGGATAAAAAAATAACACAAGATGCAATTCATATGCAGACTGATCAAGATATAAAAATTATTCCGATTGTTCATGGTAGTGGAATTCTTGGATTTATATATGCAGGATTTAAATATGTTGCTAGTAAATTTATTACAAAAAAAGTTATTCAATATGCGATAACTTATGTCGCAACTGAATTAATAGTAAGGGGTGTTAATAATTTACTTTCAAATAATCAGGAGAACCAAAATCAACAATCAAGACAAGATCCACTAGATCCAGCATCTTTAGCATCTAATTATTCATTCACAGGACTGACAAATATTAGCCAAGCTGGTATTCCAGTTAATGTAGCATATGGTGAAATTTTGGTCGGCTCTATAGTGGTATCAAATGGTATTGATACAGTTCAAGTGGAGGGCACAAACTAATGTCTATAAAAGAATTTGATCAGAGTACAACCTTTTCAAACCCTGATTTGCCTAGTGGAGCATTATCTTCAAAGCAATTTAATACAATAGTGGAGCTACTTTCTGAAGGTGAAATAGAGGGGAGTGCAACAGCATCAAAAAATGGCATCACAGATAAAACTTCAACAGCATATATTAATAGTTTTAAAAAAGATATTTTCTTAAATCAAACTCCAATATTACAATCGGCTGCTAGTGTTACAGCACCGAATGATAGTGATTTTAATTTTCAAGATGTTGGTCTTGAGTTCAGAGAAGGCACAGCAAATCAAACTTTTATCTCTGGTATTAAAAATATTGAAACTGAAGTAGGCATTGGAACAGTTGTTACAACAACAAATCCAGTAACACATACTGTTAGTCAGTCAACAATAAATGCGGTAAGAGTAACGATTCAATTTCCCTCTATGCAAGTTTTCAACAATGAGGGTGGTATTGATGGAACAGAGGTAAATTTATTAATTAAAATTATTGAGAATGATGGCACAACTACAACAGCAGTTAATGACACAGTAAAAGGACGATCAACAAATGCTTACAACAGAGATTATTTAATTAATTTAAAATCTGGTACAAGTTTTCCTGTTCAAATAAGAGTTGAAAGAGTAACAGCAGACAGTACAGATTCAAGGACTGTTAATGCTTTTAGATTTTCAAGTGCAACAAATATAATTATGACTCAAAATGCTTATCCAAATACGGCTCATGTCGGTTTGCGTTTTAGTGCAGAGAAATTTCCAAGAATCCCAAATAGACGCTATCGGATAAGAGGAATAAAGGTAAAAATACCAAGCAATGCGACTGTAAATACTACATTTGGAAATCTAACTTATTCTGGAACTTGGGATGGAACATTTAAGGCAAGTAAAGAATGGTGTTCAGATCCAGCTTGGATTTTATATGATTTGCTTATTAATGATCGTTATGGATGCGATATTGAAGAGAGTTCTCTTGATAAATTCACTTTTAAAACAGTTAGTGAATATTGTGGAGGTCTAGTGGATGATGGTTCTGGAACAGGATCAACAGAGCCACGTTTCTCTGTAAATATTTCAATTACTCAGCGAGACGAGGCTTTCAACGTCATCAACGCTTTATGTAGTACCATGAGAGCCATTGCTTTTTATTCGGCTGGCACAATAGCTATAAAACAAGATGCCGAAGGTCAGGCTACAAAATATATTTTTAATAATTCAAATATTACAGAAGATGGTTTTGTTTATAACGGTTCAAGTCTAAAAGCAAGGCATACAGTTATTCATGTTCAATATTTTGACATGACAACACAAGAACTTGATATTGAAACAGTCGAAGCTGACGCAGCAACACAGACAAAGTACGGAGTGCGAACAAAAAACATTAAAGCATTTGCTACAACATCAAGGGGGCAAGCAGCAAGATTGGGGCGATGGTTTCTATTTAATGAGCAAAATTCTGGAGAAACTTGTTCTTTTGCTACTACTTCGGCTGCTGGTGTTTTGGTCAGATGTGGGGATATTATTGAAATTTCAGACAGTTTAAAATCTGGGGTTAGGAGAGGAGGCTTATTATCCTCTGTCACTAGCACTACAGTTGTTGTATTGGACGATGAAGATTCAACAGATATTCCAAGTCTTACTTTAAGTCCAACCTTATCTGTAGTTTTACCAGATGGATCACTTGAGACAAAAACTATAAGCGGTATAAGTGGCAAAACAATAACTGTATCATCTGCATTTTCTACAACACCAAATGTAAATGCACCTTATGTCTTAGAAAATTCAACATTAGAAACAACTACATGGAAGGTTGTTTCAGTAAGTGAAAATGAAGATTTGACTTTTTCTATTACAGCACTTGAACATAATGAGGGTAAATATGCTTTTGTTGAAGATGGTACAGCTTTACCGACAAGAAATATCAGTACTTTAACTCAAGTTTTAAATCCACCAGAAGGGTTACAGTCAACAGAACAAATTGTTTTAATTAATAATAAAGCTGTATCAAAAATATTACTTGATTGGCAAACACAATCAGGGGCAGCAAGGTATGAGCTTCATTACAGAGTTAACAATGGAAGTTTTACAAAAATAGAAACAGTATCAAGTTATGCTGAAATCGTTAATAATGAAGCGGGAAGTTATGAATTTAGATTATTTAGTTTTAATGGTTTAGGAGAACCATCAAGAAACCCAGCAACTTCGACATTCTCTGCTGTAGGTAAGACAGCCCCACCATCTGATATTACAAATTTAACTTATGAACCGATTTCAGATAAGGAAATAAGACTAAGATGGGATGCTGTCACAGATAGTGATGTAAGAGCGGGAGGCAGAATCCATGTCAGGCATTCTCCTAAAACAGATGGAACTGCTAATTTTTCAGATGCAACAGACCTTGTTCTTGCATTGAGTGGAGCATCAACAGAAAAAGTAGTTCCGCTTTTAGAAGGTGAATATATTCTCAAGGCACAAGACGATGGAAACCGCTTCAGTACAGGAGAAACTTCTATTGTTATAGATTTACCAGAAGCACAACCTAAATTATTAATACAGTCAAGGAGAGAAGATCAAGACAGTCCAGCATTTCAAGGATCAAAAACTAATGTTGGCTTTGACTCTGGGATTGGTGCAATTAGTTTAGCTGGAACAGGTAACTTTGACAGTAGTACAGATATTGATTCAGAAAGTTCTATTGATGACATTGGTGGAGTTTCAACAACTGGTACATATTTATTTAATGAGGCTTTAGATCTAGGTGCTGTATTTAGTCTTGATCTAAGAAAACTTATACAAACTGCATCTATATATTCAGCAGATTTATTTGATTCAATAACAGATTTAGATGCTAGACAAGACTTCGATGGAACTGGCTCTGTGGATACTAATGCTGAAGTTTTTGTTCAAAGTTCGCAAGATGGTACAAATTATTCTAGTTTTCAAAAGTTTGCTAATGGTACATTTAAAGGCAGAACATTTAAGTTTAAATGTGTATTAACAACACAAGATACAAACCAAGATATAAGAGTTAGTCAGCTTGGATATTTTGCAGAATTTCAAAGAAGAACAGAACAAAGTACAACAACTATTGCATCTGGGGCTGGGGCGAAAGCGATAACATTTGACAGTCCATTTTTTACTGGCACAAGTGCTTTATTAGGGGCAAATTCAAACCCACCAGCGATAGGAATTACTGCTTTTAATATGGCTTCTGGTGATTTCTTTGAGCTTTCCAGCATCACAGGTAGCGGCTTCGTAGTACATTTTAAAAATAGTTCTGGAAGTTCTGTTGATAGAAACTTTAACTTTACTGCAATAGGTTTTGGTAAAGGTGGATAATTCAGATACAATAAGAGAAATTACTGTTTTCTAAATGTCAAGAGTCGATAATACAGGAGGATCAGGTTTTACCGTTGATAATGGTACTGGTCTTGTAGTTCGTACAAAATTAAATCAAATAATTGCAGCTTTAAGTACATTAAATCAAGGTTCTGGCGATCCTACAATCGGTGTTGCAGCCTATGTTCCTCATATTGATGGTAATACCTTAAAAATAAGAAATTCTGCTAATAATGCCTTTGTAAGTCTAGGTGATGTATCTGCTACAAACTTGGGTCATGCTGGATTGTCAGCAGCTAATACTTTTACTTCAACAAATATATTTCAAGAGGATGTAACTTTTGATGGTGCTACTGCTGGAAGGGATGTTGTTTTTGACAGATCAGATAATGCTTTAGAGTTTGCTGATAATGCAAAAGCTAAATTTGGAACTGGTGGAGATTTAGAAATTTATCACGATGGTAATAATTCTGTTCTTGAAGATACAGGTACAGGTTCTTTAATTGCTAAAGCAAGCACTTTTCATATAAAAAGTACAGGTGGAGAGGATATACTTAAAGGAATAACTGACGGAGCAGTAGAGCTATATCACAATAATGTAAAAAAAGTAGAAACAGCTAGTGGAGGCATCTCACTTACAGGAG